GTCTGGCCGGCTCGCGTGGAACTGGAGCCGCTGGAGGATGGAGAGGTTTGGGCCAGTGATCGAACCTGGCCGCCTGCCCCGTAATCCACCGGTACGGGCGAGCCGCTCGGCCCGTTGATGCCCGCGGCATACGAAATTGAACTGGGCAGCGTAAAGGGCGTCAACGGCTGGACAGTCTGCCCGCCGCCGCCAAACAAACTAAGCACGCCTTGCAGCAGCGAGCTAACGCCTAACCCGCCGCCGAGTAAACCACTGGCCAAGCCTCCTAGTGTGCTACCCAAGGAGGACGAGCCCGACGAACTGTTTGATGTGTGTTGGACGGCGGCGTCCGCATCCAATTGCGCCTCGCTCTGCTGCTGTGCGTTCAGAGCCGACAGCTGCGGCGCCAAATCGGCGATCTGACTGCCGATCGTGGTGCTGCCGCTTCCAGTCGGAGTGCTGGGCAAGTTATCGATCGTCAGCCCTGGAAAGGTGGCTTGCCCTAGAAGATCGCCGCGGTTGCGATGATTGCCTAGCCGGTCCCCCAGGAGGCTCGTTAGTTTATGTTTGGCCATTTCGTATCTCCGTAATCAGTTCGTTTTCCAAGATGCAGAGCGCCTCGACTAACCGGCTGGGGAGAGCATTGATGTCGCCCCACCCGAACAATTTGCGGACCTGAAACTCCTCCAGGAACCCCCGGCTGTCCGCGCTTATATACGACACCGGACATTGTTGTGTCGTGGTTCGCCTGCGCGCCCAGACGATATTAGGTTTCCCAAGCTCCGCTTCGGGAATCCATCCACATCGGCGCTTTTGTTGCAGACCGCTCTTCCTGCAGGAGTCGCACTTCCACGCGGCCCGATTCGCAAACTGGAAATGAAAGGCGACGACTAGTTTTTTCTTTCTTCTTCCGTGAGACCGCACTCGGCCTGAATAGCCGCGACGATCTCCTTAGAGAGCGCCTCCGGTCCCTTGGCGATCAAAAGGTCGGCGGTAACCGGCTGTCCGTCGATCAGCATTCCTTCCACGCCCGCCAAGCCCCAGCGCAGGTACAGGTTTTCGATCTCCTGCCCAAGCAGATTCGCCTCCACTCGCTCCCCAAATTCACTACCCGCTTCCAGAAACTCCAGTTTCGGGGCGATCTGCCGGATCAGGTGACAGAGATCGACTCGCCGCCCGAACGACATGCGCTGAATCGCGAACTGAACGCCTGGAAGAGCCTTCGAAGCGATGATCTTCGCGCTCTCATAATTCAGCAGGTTGGCCGGCTTCTCAGCCGAACGCGACAAAAATTTCATCGTCCATCACTCCTTGGGCTCTGCAATTGACGAATTGCCACTGCTGGCGTTTGTCGCTGTCGTCGAACTCGGGAACTTCGGGGATCACGCTGCTCATGTACAGTCCGAACATCTGGCCCGGCTGCTGGCCCAACTGCAACATGACGGGAATCGGCGAGCGCTGCCGCGCCGCCTGATACAAACCCGGCGTGATTGCGTCGTCCTGCTGATAAAGGCTGAATTCAACCGATACGTTGCGCATTCCGGGGCTGATACCGCGAGCCTCTGAAAAGCCAAACTCACTGCTTCGCAGGTCCAGATTGTTACTGAAGGTCAACTGTGCTTTGGTTACCGTGAAGAACTGCGAGGGAGCCGTGCCCAGCCACGCTTCTCCCAGCTGACCGGGCACCAGCGAATACGTGAGCGGAGAGATTGCCGGTTCGGTCGGGAACGCCGACAGGTTGGCCTGCCCGCTTTCGAAACTGGAGCTATCCACAACGTCGCTAGCCGCGCCCGTGAACGTGAATTCCTGGAAATCGCCATTCACGGCCAGCTTCACCTCATTCACCGCCGCGCCTGACAGAAGCCTCTGCACCGCCGTTCCCGGCGACCAGTAATCGAAAATGGTCAGACTGGGCAACTCGGAAGCAGGCTGATAGGTCGTGGTTGCCGTCATCACGGATCCGGGTCCGGTGGTTGTAGAGAAGGGCGCATTCATGGTGACCGTCTGAGCGTCCACCACTGTGGCCACAAACCGAATCTCTCCGGCCGAACTGACCGCCTGGCCCGGTGAAAGGTTATGAGCGCCGACAAAAGCGATCAGCGCCGGGCTGGAGATAGAGGCAACGGTCCCCCCGCCCCACATCGTGGGACTGGCGCCAAAGGCCGCCTGAAACAGAGGCCCGTACGCCGGCGGCTGGCTGGTGTCGGCCCAGTTTGTTAAGTATGTCTTTAGCCCAAAGGACGTGGAACTCCGCAATTGACTCGGGTCGCCCAGAAACGTTCTTGTCCCTGTCTTGTCCTTGCGCTGTCCCTTCTGCACCTTGAACTGAGTGGTGAGTTGGACCGCCGGAATACGGTTCGCCGCCGTTACGGCGGGAGTCTGGCCATAGTTCGCCTCCATGGCCACGTAGAAGCGGTTATCGTTTGATGAAATATATGACATAAAGTTTACGTAAGCCTGCTTTTCTACTCTTCGCTGACGTCCACACTAAAGCTGATCTTGGCGGTCTGCAGAAAATTGCGGCCGCCATGCTTTACTGGACCGTAATTAACTTCATAGCCCCCGTTATAGGAGACTCCGTTGCCCCAATCTCCCCGGTTCTGATCGAGGACCATGGTCACCGCGTCCACGTACATCTGCGACACTGTCTCCAGTCCGTCCACTCTGTCTTGGGAAACCCGGGTTTCGACGACCATGTTGGCCTCTCCCGAAAACGTGCGGAATTTTTCACGTTGCAGGTTCTTTACCGAGGCGCAATACATGTTCAGGCTCGGATACTGAATAGCTTTGCTGCGTTCGAGGATCTCATTGGACACATTCTCGACAGTGACCTGAGCCGCGTTGAATACCGGCGGCTGGACACCGTCCAGATCGGCGATCTCGGAGATGGTGGCCGGAACCCCCTGAAGCGACGTCAGAAGTGAAAATAGTGATTTCGTTGCTAAGCTGCCTGCTTGTGCCATCGTTAGCCTCGCTGCAAGAGTCTGTCTTCCACGACATACCAGTCAGGGGTTTGGCCGGTGGGAAGTGGATTCCCTTGAATTACACCAGTGTCCGGCAGCAGCCAATTCGTCGCTAATGGAAGCGGGCTGCTGTTCTGAAGCTTAGGTCCGTCCGGAGTGAGACCTACATAAACGTTCCAACTGATGGCGTTCGCAGGTGGGGTCACAGGGCTGACCACCAACTGCGTGCCGTCTACCGTTTGTAGCGCCACGACGTCGCTAGGAGCGCTTTCTTGTCCGGCCAGATTTAGCCAGGTGACGGACACATAGAAAGTATTCTCGAACTGCGATCCGGTAATCGCAAGCAGGATCGGGCTTGTGGGTTTAGGAAGCGGAGCGAACATCAGCCCAATGCCAATCTGATACGCCTGCTTCGCCGCGCCAAGAGCGCGTTTCTGATATTGCAGCCATTTGCCCTGGTACCTGTCGTTCAACTGATTGTTGTAGGCGTCTTCGTAAACCAGCTCGATCGACTTTAATGCATGCCAACGCTTAACCGAATCTGTCACCACGACGTCGGAGGTGCCCAGAACTCTTCGCGCGGACACCGTCTGAAAGATGAAGATCAGGTTGCTAAGATCGCGGGGAGTTTGCTTCAGCAGATAGTTCAACAGATCGGCCCCGATCTCGTCCTGGGCTAGCGCCAGCTTGGCGCTCAGATCGATCTGCTCCACGCTGGCGACATTCATCAGGCTGCTTTCGTACTGTTGCAGATCCTGTAGACTATTGATTTCTCCATCGTTAAATAGAGCCATAGGGTCCGTTCTCTTATTCCTGAAGCGTCCGCAGAGTTTCCTTCATGGCCTTTAGCACGGCTTCGTCCAGCGCTTTAATACCCAGGCCGGAAGTTACTTCGCGAGGGGCGGGCCGCAGCGTCTTGCGGAATTCATCCGCTTCCTCGACGCCGGCCAGCAGGGCTCGGCCCTCAGTGACCAGGCGTGCCGCGGTTTCCCGCTTTACCTCCGTCAGCCTTCCGGCTTTACCGCCGTCGGGCGTCTCCAGACTCACCACCACTACGTGCGCATCCGGAATCTGGCTTTCCAACTTACGCATCTTTTGATAGAAAACTCTTAAGTCCATGGGTTCCTCTCTATTGAGCGAAGGCCCGCGGCCATTGCCGCGGGCCTCCAGTTATACGCCTGAAGTTAGCTATTCACCTGGACGGCGAAACCGTTGCGCAGAACCGCGCAGCCGTACAGAACGTCCACTGTGAACTGTTGCGCCAGCGTGTTCGGTTGGTAGCTCATCACCACTCGCAAGCCGAAGTTCCCCATCTCGGCATATTCGGCGATGGCGCCGGTGCCGGGCAGCGGCTGCGGCAGGCGCCGAACCACCAGACCGATGGCATCCTTTGTAAAGGCCAGATTGTGTGTGGTCACCGGACCGCTGCCGGTGTACTGAACGAACTGTGATCGGAAGATGTAGAAGTCTTTCATCTTGCCGACGGTGCCGTCGATCAAAGCTTTCAAGCCGGCTTCGCCCGCGGTATAGAATTCGCTGAACCGGGGAATCTGGCGCAGAGCCGAGTATGAGTTAGAGTCCACCACCAGGTACTTGTTGGCGCTGGCGGGAACCATCGCTGAGAACAACGCGGTTTCAGCCGAGTCGATCACCTCTTCCGTCAACGGCGTCGCCGTCGTTCCCACCGGTGTGTTCGCCGTAAATTGCGAGTACAACGACAGCAGACTGGTCTCAATCTGTTGCGCCAGCGCAACCACCGCGGGTTGCATATACAGCTTCAAAAGGTCGGGAACCGCTAAGACCTTGGTCACATCCGGGATCTGGAAAGAAGCTTCCAGGTGAGTGTTGAGAACAATCTGCGCATTACCCAGGTTCGGGTTCTGCGTCTGCACCGTCCCGCCTTCAACGATATTATTCGCTACAAGCACGGGAGGAATCGGAACGTTGACCGTGTCCCCAGCCTGCGCCAATGTCGGCTCATAGTCGCGATTCACCAGATTGCCCATGACCAGGTTGCCCATTAGTGCGGGCAACGCGTCGACGGCTACCAGTTTGACAATCGCATTCGCTACATTTGCTGATGTAATTGATGGCATCTATCTTTCCTTTTGTCTCTTCTTTCTTGAATCCAGCTGTCTACTGACCTCGCAGCGCCTGACTTGCGAACCGCGAGATCTCCTGGCGTGCTCGTTCCAGATCTTCCGAACTCATGCCCGGTCGAATCTTGTCCAGATCGAATCCACCGCCGCTCGGCGCTTGCTTTTGCACCGATCCCATACCTGAGCCGCCGGATATACGCGCTGGAAGTAGCTCCGGGTTTTCATTGACGAACTGCGACAGGTATTCCTTCATGGATTGAGGGCCGTTTTCGGTCTTCGCCACAAACCGGCCATCTTCGCTGCGCAGGATGTCGTCTCGCACCACTCGGTAGGCGAGGTCGACTTTGGCAACTCCCAGTTTCTGTAGTTCGGCCCGAATCGCCGAGCCTCGCTCGGCCTCCTCGGCCGCTTTGCGGGAGCGTTGATTTTCATGAATCAATTCGTTCATGCGCTGCTCCAGTTGCTCCCGGCGCTTGCGCTCCTCCAGCAACTCGGTCTTATACGCCGGCTCAGCCTTGTTTTGCTCCGCCCGGACGAACTCCTCAATCGCTCCTCGAATGACCGAGCGCAAATCCGCTCCGTCAAGCTTCTGATCTTCCATAGCTCTCCTTCGGTATAGGACCGGCCTCCAGGCCTGTCCAGCTAGTTGTGGAATCTGTTTGTATCGAACGCTACGCGGCGTCCAACTCGCGCACGATCTGATCTTTAATTTCCTGCCTCACATCGCACAAATACTTCAACGCGAGTTTCTTAAAGATCTGCTTCTTAAGCGTGGGAGAATCCAGCCCCATTCCCAAGAGTCCCTGCGCGTCTGCGAGCTCCGTGGAAAAGTCCCCAATATCGAACTCATCCATGCCCGAGACGTCGATTTCGAGACCATCCTCTCGAGCCAGGTTAATCGCATTCAGAACCCGGGTCATGGTCTCTTTTACTTCATCCCCGTAAGCTCGCAAGACCTCGTTGGTGATCGCAAAATCCCGCTGTTTGCTCAGCCCCGATTGGCCGCGGCCACTGGCCAAGTCCCCGCCCGCCTGATTGAGGTAACACACCCGGTAGATCTCGCCTTGCAATCTTGTCAGGTTCTGGCCGGCGATGTCGAACACCTTTCCTTCCGGCTCCGTCCATCCAAACTTATCCTGCGGGCCCAGTTGCACGTAGTAGGACTCACCCATAATCTGATTCCAGTCCCGCTCCGAATAGATCACCGGCATCGCGAACAACCCCATGGTCAGGGCCCAGGCCAGCGCGTTCGACTTGTTGAAATGCTCTAGCTGCAGAAGCCCGGCGCGATTCATCAGCCACTGCCCTTCGGATACCTCCAGATCGAACAAAGGTACCCGTTGATTTCGAGCCAGACCGTGACGCCCGGACGCCGTTAAGCGCACCTCACCCTGACTTTCGGTCTCTCCCGTTTGCTCGTAGATCCGATAGTTCTCTCGGTCGTAATACGCCCACCGCGTCTCTCGCGACCAGTTCGCATCCTCAATGTTCGGCTTGCGCAAACCGGTGGTCCTCAGCACTACCCATTCGTAATTTCCGTGTTCGTCATAACTCCAGTTGATGAGATCCTCGGCGGAATATCCAACCAGGTAGGCGCGCGACGTGCCTCGCTGATCCTCTTCCGCGCGGTTTACGGCAGGCGCCCATGGTGGAAAGTCGGTTAAAATATGACTCTTTCCAAAGATGAGCGCCTGGATGAAGCGAGCCCGGAAGAACTCTGTCAAGTTCGTCCCCTTGAGATCGCAGTCCTCCGTAAAGGTGGTGAAGAATTGCCGCGCCGGGTCGTTAAATCCTTCGAAGGAGTAGAAAGGTTCGCGCCGGAATAACGTCGCCGTATACCAGTCGATAATCGATCCGATGTAGTTCTCGTAGAAAACCCGGATCAACCGTTCTCCGTACACGTCGGCCGGCTCCTTTTGGCGCCGGATTAGATAGCGGTCCGCGTTGCAGCGAAAGTGTTCTCCGCCGACATACATGTCCTGGTATTGCTTCCAGAGCGCCCTTTTTGCTGCGTAATCCGGATGCTCGCGATTTATGTCAAACACGCCTTAACTCCTCATTTTCTTTCCGTCCGTCGGTTTACCAAAACAGCCTTTTGCCTTGCTCTCCAAAAACGGGTTGGTTCCGGAACTCCTGCCACAGCAGATATCCGAGCGCATCCGAGAGATGGGTTCTCCTCGGATCTTTATCTTTGTCGATCCTCACGCTGTCAGGTATGTACACCACTTCCTCGAAGTCGGCGATCAAGTCCCTACACCGTGGCGAGACTGTCAGATAACTGTCGCCGCCTGCCGACAATAGCTTTGAATTCACCAATTCGACTCGCTCGCGAACAGGTGGATTGCTGGCCGGCACCTTAAACCGCGCCCGCTCATAACCCTCGCGCCGCAGGAACTCCGAAACAATCTTGTAATCCGTCGTCCCGGCGGTCTGCCGCCGAGCTCCCGAGGCGTCTCCGTACACCACCAGCCCCGCTTGGTGATTCGGGAACCGCGTGCGAAATTCCTCGCACGCCTCCAGAGTGCTGGCCCTCCGAAGCACGATTTCATCCAGCACGCGGATTTCATCGCCGTCCCGCTGGACTATCACGGAGCACATTGGGTCCACGTTAAAATCCAGTGCCCAGAACAGCGGCAGAATACGATCCAGTTTCTGTTCTTTTACATTGCGCAGCCTGTCGAACGCGCTGTAGACTGCCCCGGCATTGATGTTCACGTAATCGCCTTGTACTTCTTGTTGGAAAAACCCTTCGTCGTAACTATCCCTTAAGCGATCGTAAAAGTCCGGGACGCAATCGAGCAGGTACCTGTTCTCGTACGGTTGTGCCCGGATCACGTCGTAGCCGGGGATCTTCT